TTTTATGCAAAATAATATATTAAATCAAATAGTCCAGGTCGAACTTCAGCTTATCGAGATTAAAAAAAAGGTAAGGGCAATCGAAACAATGGTTGCTGCATTGGATCCAAATCTAGCTAAAAATCTATCAGATGTAAACAGGGCTATTTACAAATCTGAAATAGCCCTGTCATCTATATCTCAATCACCATCTGCATCTGATATACCAATGCTTTATGACGATTATCTAGAAATACTAAATCAAACTAAAGCGGCAGCGGCAGCCGGCAAAAGTCTTACTGCTGATAATAAAACTTTTGTTTCCGCCCCAGGTGCAAGGTGAAAGACGATTGGAGACTTCTTCCTATCCCTGATTACAAGATGGACGAGATGAATAGCTATAATCCAGAACAATCTATTATTTCTAAGCTTGATGGAGATGTAGACGAAGAGGAGAATGGCTATATGGATTTAATCTTTTCAGAAGATTCCTGCATCCTTACACCAGGACAGAAGGTCGTTCTTTAGTAGTTCTGTGGCATCGGTTGATTGATGGAATGACTTATGATCAGATAGGTAAAATCATAGGCACTAGCAGACAGAATGTTTATGAGATGTACAATAAGGCCCTAAAGAACTTGAGGCTGATAGGAGATCCTAATGTATAAAGGTGGAAAGACATATGTTACGAAGAGAACTAAAGATTTAAAGAAGAGCCTGTCATCTAAGGATATTGAATCTCTTCTCTGGATTGTTTTGTCAGATACTTTTTCTGACATGGAAGGCGGACAACCTCCTAGATATGGAAAAACAATGTTGACATTTGCTATTCAACAGTTGTCTGTTATGCATGGTCGAAGGATCTCTAAGGGATGGGAAGATAAAGTAGATTCTCCTGTAGCTGATATTCTATCTAAGTGGTTAGCTGAATCTGCTAAAGCTGTTGGAGAAGAAGTTCCACACCCACCTTTAGGAGAAGAAGAATGAAAGAGCTAGAGGCAGTACTAAAGGATCCTTTACTTTTTATTCCAAAACTTACAATCAAAGATAAGAAAGGAAAGCTAGTAAAGATAAAACCTAATGGCGAGCAGATTCAAATAATAGAATCTTTAACAGCTGCTGATGGTCATCTGGTTGTATTGAAAGGCAGACAGATTGGATCATCAACCATTGTAGCTGCTTGGCTTTTTTGGAAGTGGTATACCTCACCATCTCCAATAACAATAGCTATCCTATCACATAAACTAGCAAGCTCTAAACATTTATTGGAAATGTGGTTTAGATTCTACGACAATCTACCTCAGCCATTGAAGCGACCGCTCACTGTTAGAAATACAACAAGCATGAAGCTATCTGATACAGGAGCTGAATGCTTTGCTATATCTGCAGAAGGACATGGAGGATTAAGATCATTTTCTGCTAACTATATACATCTATCAGAATATGCATTTGCTCCTAATGCCGAAGAGTTAAAAGCCACAGCATTAGCATCTGTGAATGAAGGATTCTTAATACAAGAAAGCACAGCAAATGTTTATGGAGATCCGCATCATAAGGATATAATGAGAGCAATGAAAGGAGAAGGCGGATTAAAGTTTTTATTCTTTCCATGGAACGAGCATGTACAATATAGAAAGGTACCGCCTAAGCATATAGAACCTACAGAAGAAGAAGCCCTTCTAATGGAAGATTATTCATTAGACATGGAGCAGATATACTGGCGTAGGCTAATGGTAGATCAGCTAGGCATTCACAAGTTTAGAAGAGAATATCCATTATCAATAGAAGAAGCATATGGTAGTAGCTCCAATGCTTATTTTAATCCGGAATGTTTTCAGTATTTAGAATCTATAAAGATAGACTATGCTGATGGATCACTTAATATCATAGAGCCTGCAAAAAAAGAAGAGGCTTATGCTATTGGTGTTGACGTAGCAGCTGGTGTAGGAAAAGACTATTCTGCAATCTTTGTAATGGCTAAAAGCACTTATAATGTAGTAGCTACATGGCAGTCGAATCTAACCTCTATATCTGGCGTAGGTGATATATTAGAACACATAGCCACCATGTATTCTGGAGCAAAGATTCTTATAGAGAGCAACAATATAGGTTCTGCTTTATTGATGGATATGAGAGCTAGAGGTTATGTCAACTTGTGGCGTCATCCTGATACTGGAGGAGATTGGCAAACAAATAGCAAAACAAAGTTTGTAATCTTTGAAGAACTAAAAGAAAGCCTAATGCAGGGCGTAATCACAAAGCTAGATGTAGATACGGTATCACAGCTTAGATCTTTCTTTATAAACGATAGAGGCAACATCGACTATCCATCTAACCTTGACAACCATGGAGACTGTGTGATAGCATTAGCATTGGCTTTGCAATGTATTAAAGGAGTCAGTCTTCCTGATAGATCATTCCTTCCAGACTGGGTTAGGAATCAAAGACTGGCTAGACTAACGAAAAAATATAGTATGACTTCAGCAAGAAGATATTAAACTTTACATTCTCACTTATATTAGATGGAGTATTAAGCAATGTCATTAACAGACGAACAGAAGATCCGTGTTATCAGAGAAATACTTGCTAGCCATAAAGACTACTGGTCTCAGCAAGAAGGACTGATGCGTAAATATCGTGCAGCTTATTTAACAAAGTTTTATTCTGATGAACCATTTTCTGATACATCTATTCGTGTAGAGACATCTGATGGATATACATTTATTGAAAGCTATATTGCATCTCTTTTTGAAAAGTCTCCAGCTGTTGAAGTTGATTCGATGAAGACATCTAGTGAGAACGTAGAACTGGCGCGTCAGACTGTAAATAACTGGTTATCTCAAAATAGAAAAGCTCTAGAGAATGGTTCTCGTATTGCTCTTATTTATCCAATGTCTTTCTTCAAAGTAGCGCCAAAGGTTTCTGATGATCCACTAAATCGTGTTTCTATTAGAGCTGTAGAACCTTGGAATATTATTTTAGATAGAGATGCTGACTTGTGGGAAGAACAAAGATTTATAGGTCATCACTATTATCTGCCTGTTACTGATGCTCGTAGAATGTATGGAGCTAAGAAGTTTAATCCAGTATCAAAACCATCTTACTTTGAAGATGGAAAAGAGATTGGAAGTTTTAATGCTTTACCAGATGAATACCAGTACATTGAGATTGTAGAATACTATGATCTAGAAATGGACAAACTTTATATCTACACACCTAACATTAAAGTAGGTGGAGGATTCCTAGAAAAAACTTCTATTCCTCTGAGGACTTATGATGATAGACCATTGGTTCCTATTGCACCACTTTACTATTCAAGAGTACCAGATAAACCAATGGATGGATATAGCACTTTATCCAGAGTATATGATCAGTTGTTTGAAAAGAATATTCTAAGAACATTTTGGGCAAATGCTATACGTAGAGATAGCAGACAGTATCTATATAAAGAAGGAACTATAGACGAAGAAGGTCTAGCTAAGATTGCATCTGGCGAAGATGGCGTTATGATTCCAGTAGATAATGAAACATTAGATGGTATTATTAGAACTATTCCTGTAGAACCACTATCTTCAAACTTTGATCGTTATCAAAACTATGTAGAATCTGACATACAAAGAGGAGCTATTATATCTCCAAATGTTAGAGGAGAAGCTGTTAGAGCTACTGCAACAGAGATTACTGCACTTGCTCAATACACTGCATCAGAGATAGGCAGAATGGCAAGAGAACGAGATGAGGCAATAGAATCTCTTGCTAATATTTTTGTTAGAATGTTAGTCTATACTTTAGAAGAGGATGAAAAGCCTGTAATCATGGTTGGAAAGAAAGCACGTTTTGTAACACCTTCAGCTCTTGATCACCAGTTTAGATTCTTTGCATTAGACCAGGCAAGCACACCACTTTCTAAAGAACTAAAAAAGAGACAGCTATTAGAACTACTTCCTGTTCTTGGTCAGCTTGGCGTACCACAAGAGAAACTTCTAGAAGATGTTGTTAGAGCATTTGAACTAAATGAATCTTATATTGCTAAAGCAGAGGCCCCTAGTACTGGATCCCTCTCAAGAGCAGCTTCTGCAGAAGTAGTTCCACCAGAGCCAACTACAGATGCTCAAGCCTTAGCTCAAGAGCTATTAGGTTCTGTAAGATCTACACCTTTACCAATGCCCTAACTTTACATTCTCCACTATATATAGAGA